GGATCTTATCAATGGACCTAAATCTTTGTTACGAGCGGGAATCTGTTGTAAATTAGGATTAGAATACGAAAATCTTCCAGTGACTGTTCCACCTTGATCAGATCTTATTTGATTAATATCTGCGTGTATTCTACCTTTATGTTCATATCTTATAATAGTATCAATAAATGTTGTATGTGCCTTGTTAACTTCTCTTGCTTTTGCTATCTTCTGTACTAGAGGATGACTATGAGCAGAGAGAAAATTTTTTGTAAATGAAGGCGCTTTGGTCTTTAAAGTTCTTTCGTATTCTAATCCAAGTTTGTCAAAAACTTTGGCTATCGATCGTGCGGCCCATATTTGACAATCTATTTGTGTTTCTTTTTTTACTTCTTGCAGCAATTGCTTTTCTTGTTCAAACAATTTTTGTTTCAGCTTATGCGCATTTTCCACGTCGACACGAACGCCTTTAAATTTCATATCAACTAAACATGGAAATAAGTCTGTCTCTAAATTAAAAATAGCTTCTAGATCCTGGTCAATAATTTCTTTTTGCATGACTTTCCATAAATCTAATGTTAGTTCAGCATCTCTTTCTGCATAACTACCTACATACATAGATGGTAACATCCACATATCAGATTTAGGATCAATACCCCATTCATTTGCTGCAGCTCTTAATTCTGTTTCATTTTTACCACGGCCAACATAGTCCCAACCTAAAGAATTTAAATCAAATCTAAATCTATTTTCATTAACTAATGATGCTGCAATCATAGTATCAAAGATTCTACCATTTATTTTGATACCCATGGATCTTATCCAACATACATCATACATTGCATTGTGAAATATTTTGTCAGCATTAGACTTACAAACATCTGTAAACCATTGAATGACTTTAGCTTTTTCTAAATTTCCTCCGCCTTTGTGATCAAAAGGAAAGTATCCTGAGTAGCCATCTGTGGCTACAGCGATACCTACAACTTTTCCTCTACCTACTACAGCGCCTGATCCCATTGATTTTAAATCAGGATCATGTGTTTCTAAATCAATTGCAATTTGAGAACAGTCTCGTAAATCTGGAAACTCTTCTGGTTTATTCCATTCAGTTTGTGCTTTAAACATTAGTTATGAGGACATCCTTTCTTCCATTCTTCGTAGCCTTCGACCCATTCTTTTTGTGTAGTCTTAGCTGGTTTAATCATTCCCCACGAATTTTGTGGAGGGTAAGTTTTCTCTGCTTGTTCTTTAGTAATACCGGCGTTTCGATATTCCTCTTCTTCTGTCATTGGTATTGTTGGATAGTCTCTTTCAATTATCATTTCAATAAAATGTACAGCTTTTTCTAAATCTTCCTTTCCATTTTTGTATCTGTGTCTACAGACATATTTAATAACATTTCCTTCCGGGAAAAGCAACTCGTTCTCAATTACAAATTTACTTGGCTGTATCGAAAATTTCTGATAATGTTTTCCACCAATTTGTTTATCGTATGCACTCATATTTTAAACTCCTTCTGTCTATTATTACATTTGATTAGATATAATTTCTGTATGGTTCTAGTAACTGCTACATACCAAACACGATACTCTTCATCTTGCTTAGTTACAGATTTTTTAGCAGCTTTCATAGTGTTAAGAGTTTGATTTAAAAATAAAACAACATTTGTTGCTTCTCCTCCTTTTGCTCCATGAATTGTTGATACTTTTATTCTAGGTTTTTTACTAAGGTCTTCGCCGTTAGCCAACATAGAACGTAAATAATCTTTTGTAGGTGATGCAACTTGATCAAACGCATCATACCATTCTTTTGTGTTATCTCTTTTACTCATTCTTTCTAAAACTCTTTGTTCATGTACCTCTGGAATTTTTTCTCCTTTTCTTATTTGATTCCAATAATCAATATCTTCAAAAAGTGTTTTACTTATACTATTACCTTGTACTGTTTCAAAAAATAAACCCTGACTTTTTAAATATCTTGGAATAGGTTTAAGTAATGGATTAGTTCTTGCTAATATTAACCAGTTTCCCTTAGTCATATCGATAGCAGATAATTTAAACTGTAATAGTATTTCCCCTGTTTCTTTTTTAGGAAAATAATCTTTACTTAATCTATTGTCTTGAACACGATCTATAATTCCTAATGCTTTTATTTGTATTTCACTTGGAACTCTTTCGGATTGCTGTAGTGGTATTTTTTTTGCTTCCCAATCAATAAAAGAATCTACATCTGCACCAGCCCAACCAAAAATAGCTTGATCATCATCACCTGCTACCCATACATCACATTGATTATCTCTTTCTATTTGTTCTATCATTTTCCATTGAATAAGAGATAAGTCTTGTGCTTCGTCGACAAAGATAACATCAAATTTATTCTTGACATTTCCTTTAACTAAAAATTTGTCCAACATGTCAGTAAAGTCAATTAATCCATTCACTTTTTTATAGTCAGCAATCTCTGCTGCAATAGCATCTAGTTTAAATCTTTCTATTTTTCCTAGATGTTCATTTCTATCAAGTTCATCTAATGGAGAAGTTTGTCTGACTCTTGCTAAGTTAATTAAATTTAAATATTCACTGTCTGAAGAAAAAATACCATTCCAACTATTAGTTTCGTAAGAAGCATAAGTTACTTGAATACCACATTCTTCTCCAATTCTTTTATAGTTAAGCTCTTGCATTACATTTTCTTCTTTTAAACCTAAATTATTAAAAGCCAATGAATGTAATGTTTGAAAATGTTTAATATCTTTTTTGGATAGATGTGTTTCAACCTTTAAATATCTGTCTCTTGCTTCGCCTGCTGCTTTACGTGTAAAGGCAAAATATCCTATTCTATTAAGTGGTATTCCTTTTTTTACATATTTTTGTACTTCATTTAATAATCTTCTTGTTTTACCTGTACCTGGGGGGCCAATAACTTTATATCTCATTAGTAATTTGAGTCTTTTCTTTCAGTTGTTTTATAGGTTATCTGTTTAGTTTCTAATTGTTTGACTCTACAAACTTTTTCTGTTTTTCCATCTATGTTAAAAGAATAATTAAATTCTACTTTACAATTATCTTTTAATTTTTGTGCAATTTTTTGTTGGTCAATCTTCCAACCATTTCCTAAGTGTGTAATGAATGATGTAAATTTAAAATAATGTTGTCCATCTTCTGTAAAACATGCTCCATTTTTTAATTGTATTCTTTCTTTTGCTCGTGGTCCATTAACGCAATATTGATATAATTCTTCCTTTAAAATATCATCAATGTGTGTTCCTTCTGGTGGTTTAATAGTTTGACCATTTTTTTTCCACTCATTTAATTTAGCTCTAAAATCTTTTGGCTTAAGGGGTTCAAAATGTGTTCCAGCTTGATCCCACACTAACATTAAAAAATCTTTTTGTGTTGTCATTAATTTTAAATTAGGAATAACAACTTCACATTTGTCATCATTTGGTAAAATGACATTAAATCTATACTCCGGTTGTTCATAATTTATTTTTTGAAAATCTGTAACTTCAGGAAAAGCATTAATACTATCTGACTTAATTCCAAAGGGTCTAGAATAGCATAAACTTCTCATACATTTGTCTTGAATAGGGTCTTCATAACAAGTATGTCCTGCTGTTTCTTTATCCCATGCTTTTAATTTTTGATCTAACTTAGATTTGTCCCATGGATTTTCTAAATATGCATAATTTGCTTTTGCTACAAAATCATGCCACTTGTCTTTGTATTTTTTCTTAGCAAAAACCATATAGTTATACATAAATCGATCTCTGCCATCATCTAATTTAGATTTAGAACATCTTGCCAAACATGGTGGACCATCAGAAAATTCTGGATTTGATCCTAATAAAATATTTTTATGTGTTTCTTCTACTAATGCATCTAATCTTTCTTTTGTTATTTTAGATTCATTCGCTAATTTTATAAACTGCTCTAAAGATAGTTTAGAATTATTCTTATCTACAGCATAGCGTGTTGTATTTCCATTATTGTAATAAGGTAAATTAATAAAGTTACCTGGTTTTATATTTCCTTTGTCATCTTCCTTTAATTCTTTTTGTTTTGGAAAAATTTCTGTGTTTGGTTTTAGTTCTAATGGAAGAAGAAAAGCTTTTACTGCTTCTATTATATCTGCAGCTGGAATAGGTTCTTTTAAAAATATATAACAATGTAATCCACCACTTTTAGATAATAATGGAACTAAAGGTAATTTATATTGTTCAAATTTTGTTAAGTAATTTTTTATTTTAAATTCTGAATAATTTTTTGGATCTATATCAATACAAGCAAATTGTGCTGTTTTATCAAGTTTACAAGGTTGTATACCGATTGATATTTTTCCATCAATGTGATTTTTATAATCTACTGGAGTGATTGGTCTTCCTGCCCATTCGTAATCTGGCTTAAGTTTATTTCTTTCTGAGTCAAGCTTTGCTTTGGACATGTCGGCAATGCCAAAATCTCCATCATAACCAGAAAATAATTTTATATACTCATCTAACATAATGATCCCTTTATTAAGGGCGAGTTAAGTCTCCCGCTCTCGCCCTCATTTCTCTTACGAGAAACTAATAATTAGATTGACCCTCTTCCGCACTGTCAACAGCTTTCTTTTGCCCTGCTTTCAATGAGTTATGAAAATCTCTAGCCATTTGGTATAGAGCAGCATTATCAACTTTTCTTGCTAAAGATACTTTGTATCCGTGCCAAGTAAAGCTACCTGAATTTTCAACAGAATTTAATTTGTAAATTCTAGAAAATATTGGTGCTGGTACAGCCTTCTTGCTTTTAGGATCGATTTCAAATTCATTTTCCATTAATGAATTCCAATTTCTACTCTCTTTTAACTGAGTAGACTTCATCGTCATCAAAGCTTTTTCTGGTCTGTCACCATTGATAATAACAAAATGATTTGCTGTTTTAATGATTTGATTACCATTGTCCAACATATCTTTGTTTTGTTCGTTTTGAGTTGTCTTTGCCATAATGCTTGGTCCTCTATCATTATGAACAGGTCTACCTTCTCTTCGTTCAAAAGGTGCCCATTCTGGGTAAGTCATTCTGTAAAAGACAGGAATTAACTCAATTCCCTTCTCTCCACTATACAGCTTTTTAGTAACTGTATTGTAAAACATACCGGCTTCTGCGCCCTCAACATATTTAGCATGTTTTTTCTTTGTTTCATCTGAACCACTTTGCAGTAGTTTCAGAAAAGGTAATGCAAGATCGCCTTTATCAATGTTCTCAAGACCCATTCCTGAATCTTGTACAAAGTCTAAAGTTGCAACTGCTCCACCTTGTCTTGTCGCCACGTCACTTGTTTCTTGTGTCATGTTATTTGCTCCTTGTTATTTTAGTTTTGTTGCCCTTAAACAGGTTAAAATGTTCAGATGGCAATTCTTGATTATTTTCAGAACGCTCTCTAAACAATGCTTTGAGTGTCATGGGTTCAACTTTCAGCTTTTGCGTCGGTTGGTACCCACGACCTCGTGCAAGGTCTGCGTATTCGCTCGCCTTGTTATCTTCGTTACGACCAAAGGCAACAGTAACCTCATTTTTAATAAGGTCACCCAGGCCGTTTTCTCGAAGCCATGTAAAAGCGCCTTC